GCCCTCCCGGAAAGGAGGGGTTCTTTGAAACTGCTGCAACTATTGATGGTGATTTCACCATTGCTGATAATGCTGTTGTTGCGGGACCAACAACCTTTACGGGAACCATTACGGTTACGGGAACTCTGGTAATCGTGTGAGTACACTTAACGTAAACACTGTTGAACCTGCGGGTGCAACATTAACGATAGGTGAGTCTGGCGATACCGTTAAGGCAAACGACAGCGTTAACGTCAACACCGTTAAGGATGCCGGTGGTAATACGATATGGGTAAGCGACGGTAGTGGCAACCTCAGTTCTGTTGACTCAGCATTCGGCGATGCGTTGGTATTGTTATCCACGCAGACAGCAAGTGATGACGCGAGCATCTCCTTCACCTCTGATATTGATTCTACTTATAAGGAATATATCTTCAAGTTTATCAATATGAATCCCGCTACGGATGGTGGTGATTGGCAATGGCAGGCGGGCTCTAGTTATGATGAATTAATAACTTCGACAGCCTTTCTAGCACAACTTGAAGAAGATCATACTGGCGCGGGTCTTTCTTATAGAACCTCTTACGACCAAGCGGAAGGAACAGATTTCCAATGGTTGACAGCCTCTGTGGGAAACGCATCAGACGAAAGCGCATCAGGTGAACTGCATATTTTTAATCCTGCAAGTACAACTTACGTTAAGAATTTTTATTCAAGAGTTCATAGCTATAGTGATGCAGATACAGGTTACTCAGAGGATATGTTTATCGCGGGTTATTTGAATACTACATCGGCTATAACACAAGTGCAGTTTAAGTTCGATAGTGGAAATATCAACGAAGGCACCATCAAAATGTACGGTGTCTCATGAGTAAGGTCGTAGTTACAACAGTCCTACCAGACTCAGGCGCCAGTGATCTCTTAACCATCGGCGCGGCTAGTGATTCTGTAGCGATCAGCGGCGATTCTCTGAACGTCGATACGCTTCAGGATGCGGGTGGCAACACCATCTTCGTATCAGACGGATCAGGAACGATCACGTCTAAAAACAGTGGCTTCCCCGGCGCGTTGAAGTTGATCTCGACAGCAACTGCTTCTGGGGCGACTAATGTTTCTATTACCAGTGGTATAGATAGCACCTATGATGTTTATTGCTTTAAGTTTATTAATATTAGTCCTGCTACGGATAAGCAAAGTTTTCGCATTGCGTTTTCTACCGATTCTGGGAGTTCGTATACAGCAGTCTGTACCACTACATTCTTCGAGGCGGGACATGATGAAGCTGATTCGTGGACGGCACTTCAATATCTAACATCAGAAGATGTTGCTCAATCTTATCCGGTCAATCTACACAGAGAGATAGGAAATGGAGCAGATGAGTGTTCTTCTGGGGAGTTATATCTGTTTGCGCCAAGTTCTACGACCTATGTAAAACACTTTTATTCCAGAGGACAGGTTTATAGTGAGGATAGCCCGGGCGTTCCTTATGCGTATGATGACAATTCCGCAGGATATGTGAATACAACATCTGCCGTTGATGCTGTTCAATTTACTGTGGCATCTGGAAACTTCGACGGCATCATAAAACTCTACGGGATCAGCAAGTCATGAGTACCCTAGAGACAGGAACAATAGAACCACAGAGCGGGACAACCGTAACTCTGGGTACGTCAGGCGATGCAGTAGTTATCGGCGCGGATGCGCTGAAGGTCAATACCGTTAAGGATGCAGGTGCTAATACGATCCTGACATCTGATGGTTCAGGAACTCTGAGCAGTGTTAATTCTGGACTTGCGGGAAATATGGTGTACATTGATTCGGCAACGTCAACCGGTGCAACTTCTGTTACTTTCAGCAGTGGGATCGACTCTACTTATGATGAATATGTTTTTACTTTTACGAATATTAATCCATCTTCTGATGGCGGGTTCCTTCAATTCCAAGCTGTTCCTGTAGTAAATGCTACTACAACCTTCTTTGTTGCTAATCATGGTGAGGGTGATGAGGGGGGTTCGCTAGATTACAACGAATCTTATGATCGTGGCGATGACAATAGGTATCTGTGGCTTACAGCCGACATTGGAAGCGATGCTGATCAAAGTGGTTCGGGAATTCTACATATTTTTGGGCCATCTTCTACAACTTATGTGAAGCATTGGTATGCAACGAGTCAAATTGTCAGTAAAAATAATTATTCAAAAAATTCGTTTACAGCAGGGTATTTTAGTACCACTAGCGCAATAACAGGTTTTATCTTTCACATTGGTGATACAGGACCAACTGGAACATTTGACGGGACAATAGCACTTTACGGGATTAAATAATGGCAAGACACAAATTAGTAAACGGGGTGCGAATACAATTCACACCAGAAGAAGAAGCGGCGCGTGATGCCGAAGAAGCGGCATGGGAGGCAGGTGCTTTCGACAGATCAATCGCAAGGTTACGCGAGGACAGGAACAGACGGCTTGCCGCAACTGATTGGACTGCTTTGCAGGATGTAACCATGTCTGATGCGATACGCGATTATCGTCAAGCACTACGCGATCTTCCTGCAGGATTAACGACAGTAGAACAAGTGGAGGCGGTCGCATGGCCGGTTAAATAATGGCTTCAGAAATTAAAGCTAATAAAGTATCTCCGGCGACCGGGACTGATGTAACTCTTGGTGATAGCGGGGATACGTTTACCGTTCCATCAGGGGCTACGATAGTAAACAGCGGAACTGCTACTGGGTTTCCCGATAACACTCCATCCTTTTACGCTTACAACGCCTCTTCTCAAGCTCTGTCGGGTACAACTAGTACAAAGGTTACTCTGGATACAGAGGGGTGGGATACGGACTCTGCATTTGCAAGCAATGTGTTCACAGTTCCCTCTGGGGAGGGTGGCAAGTATTGGTTTACTTATGGCGGGTATTTTAATGATGTTCCGACTGATGAGAGAGCGATGCTTAACCTTATGAAAAATGATGCTGCCATCGACCAAACATACAACATCCACTGGGGGCCGCCATCAACCGAATATATCGCGTTTTCTTGTAGCGCCGCTGTGGAGTTGGCCGCAACAGACACAATAGACGTGCAAATGTACACGTCTTATTCTAGTGGACTCACGGTTTATTATTGTTTTTTGAGCGGGATCAAATTGGTAGGGGTTTAATATTATGATTACAGCAAATGGATTGATTCAGTTAGGGTTTAGACCCCAAGATTTTATCGTCGCGGATGATGCTGATGGTCAGGGTGCTTACATAAAAGAGTGGAAAAGCGATCAACCCCAACCATCAGAAGCAGAGATCGAAGCCGCCGATGGAGAGTGGCAAGCGGTATGGGACGCTCAGGAATATGCTCGACTCAGAAAGGTTGAGTACCCATCAATAGAAGAATGCGTCCACGCGATCCTTGATGGCGATCTTGAGGCGTTGCAAGCGAAACGTGCAGAGATCAAAGCGAGGTATCCGAAATGAGCGAAGTAAAAGTTAACAAAATCTCACCACGTTCTGGGACGGACGTAACTCTGGGAGATTCTTCAGATACATTCACCGCCCCTTCTGGGGTTACGATAGCGATTGCCAGTGGTGCGACGATAACGAACAGCGGAACGGCTACAGGATTTGGTGGTGCTAACACTCCCCGTTGGTGGGCAGTAATGAGCGCCGATCAAACGGGATTAAGCAGCAGTGTAATTACAAAGGTTGAGTTCGATACTGAAGTCGTTGATAGCGATGGCGCATATGACTCAACCACAAATTATCGTTTTACAGTGCCGGTTGGCGCAGCCGGTCAATATTTTGTTTTTGCAAATATCATGGTTGGTACTGCGCAAGATAAATTCTGGTACGGGCAGGGTCGGGTTTATTTGAATGGTTCTAACTATATGTTTAGTCAACTCAACATGAAGGCCAGTTATGGAAGCAACACTTCGAACAGTGTCAGCGGTGTCTTGGATTTGAGTGAAGGCGATTATCTTGAGGCTTACGGTTGGGTAGATACCATTTCCGCCACCGATTATGGTATTTACGGAACAACCGCACGAAATTCTGGTTTCGGGGGGTTTAAACTAATATGATTACTGCAAACGGATTAAGAAAATTAGGCTTCAAAACACCGGAGGATTTTTCCTTACAGAATAATTCTGATGGAACACCCACGTTCATTGCAGAATGGAATTCGGCACTTCCCCAACCATCAGAAGCAGAGATCGAAGCGGCTCACGCTGAATGGCAAGCGGAATTTGACGCACAAGAATACGCCCGTGATCGCCAAGCAGAATATCCAAGTATCAATGAACTGGTGGTTGCTCTCTGGGAAGGAGTTGTAGAGGAACGTATGGCTTCGGTTACTGCGCTTGAGGCGCTGCGTCAGGCAGTAAAAACAAAATATCCAAAGTAAATGACTACTTGGGCTGCTAATACATATAATTGGGATACGATCCCTTATGCATGGGATGATGAGGTATTCTATCCTAGCGCAGCCAGTCTAACCCTAACAGGTTCAATTCCTGTAGCAGCAAGGGGGGTAAATAGATACCCGGCTGTAGCCTCCCTAACCATGTCCTCGTCTGTTCCTGATATCAATAGGTCTTTTGCTCCGTCTATAGCGGCGGCAACGCTAACTATAAATGGACAGACTCCTGTATTCGCCAAAGGGATATTTACATCTATTCCTGTAGGCTCTCTCTCTATGGAGTTATTAAAATGGAGCGGGGCTACTGATACATGGGCCGCGATATCTGGAACATGGGCTGATAAAGGAATGGCTCCTTCAGTAGGGGTTACATATACATATGATATAGATACCGGGACTTTCGTATTTTCTTCTGAGGCTCCTACAAAGGTACATAAAGACCCAACGTATAAGCCTACTGTATGGATAATGTGATGAAAAAGAAAGACGGAATAACAGAATATAGTTGGTCGGAGCTTTGTTATAAGATTGACCCTGCATTGAGC